GTACAAAACCCACGGGATCATTCAGTCGGCCATCGACATGCCCGTCCAGGACGCGCTCCGCGGCGGCATCGAGATCCGGAGCAACGAATTGTCCCACGACGAAATCAAGGACGTGGACGATTTCATGGAGGAGTTCGGCGTCTTGGATTCCTTGGGCGAGGCGTTCAACTGGGTCCGCCTCTATGGGGGCGGCGCCCTCATCGTGAACACGAACCAGGACCCGGCCACGCCGCTGTCGTTGAATGGCCTCACCTCCCTTGAATTTTACGCCGCCAACCGTTGGGAATTGCAGACCCCGGGCATGAACCCGAAGGTGCCCTGGGACATGCTCGGCTTCGGCGTCCCGATGGAAAGCGAGTCGTTCCTGTTCTACGGCCGCCCCGTCCATCGGTCCCGCGTCCTCACCATGTCCGGCAAGGCCGCGCCCCACCTGATCCGCTGGCAATTACAGGGGTGGGGCATGTCCGAGGTCGAGAAGATGGTCGAGGATTTCAACAAATACCTCCGGACCAACAACGTTCTTTACGAATTGTTGGAGGAGGCGAAGATCGACGTCTACAAGCTGGAGGGCTACAAGGACCAGCTCATGTCCGCCGCCGGGACCGCCGGGACGAAGCGTCGGATCGAACTGACGAACCAGATGAAGAATTTCAACAACGCCATCATCCTGGACGTGAAGGACGACTACCAGCAGAAACAGTTGACCTTCTCGGGTCTGGCCGAGGTCATGAAAGAAAACCGGATCGCCCTGGCGTCCGCCCTCCGTATCCCGATGACGAAGCTGTTCGGCCAATCGGCGTCCGGCTTCAACAGCGGAGAGGACGACATCGAAAACTACAACGCCATGGTGGAGAGCGAGGTCCGCAAAAAGCTTCGCGCCCCGATCCGAAAAATCCTCAAGCTCATCTCCATCGTCAAGTTCGGACAGGAGTTCGATTTCTCATTCGACTTCCCGCCTTTGCGGATCATGTCCTCGGTGGACGAGGAGACGGTCAAGACGTCGAAGCAGAACCGGATTCACCAGAACTACCACGCCGGGCTCCTCACCGCGCAGGAGGCGGCCGACGCGATGGAACACGAAAAACTGATCTCGGGGGACACGGCCGTCGCGAAAGGGATGGAGCCGGTCCTTCCGAACATGGGCGGGGAGGAAGGGGGGGCCCTGCCCGTGGGTGGAAAGCCAAAAGAAAAGGGGGAAGGCGAAAATGGGTGACGAAACGAAAGAGGGCTCATCGCAGATGGTGATTCGGTTCGACGAGAAGACGGGGGCCGTCTCAATCCACGGGCCTATCGACAACACGATGTTCTGCCTGGGCCTGTTGGAAATGGCGAAGCTGTCGGTCTTGGAGTTCCGCGCAAAGCTGGCGGCCGACGCCATGCGGAAGGCGATCCTGACCATCCCGGCCAACGGGTTGCCGCATCCCCACCGATCATGAGAGATTCCCGGCGCGTCCCCTACGAGGACGTCGAGCGACAGCTTGCGAAGATATTTCGCTCGCTCGTCATCGACCCGATCCTCGCCGTGGTCAAGGCGGGCGCGCCGGGGGTTGATCGGTCCATCCAGAACGCAGACGACGCTCCCCTCCGTGAAGCTCTCCGGACGGGGGGCGTTCAATTTGAAGACGGGATTTTCTCCGGGTCGTTTAACGCGGCTATCAGCCGGGCAATCCGAAGCCTGGGGGCCAAGCACGACAAGCGATCCGGGGTCTTTCGGCTGGACACCGCCCTGGTCCCCGCATGGGTCCGCGCCGAGGCGGGAGCGTTCAAGGAGAAGGCCCGCGACGTCCATAAGGCCCTCGCCAAGAAGTTGGACGATCTGGACCGTGGTCTGGACAAGGCCGTGGAAGCCTACACGGTGGACGCGGGGAAGACGGTCGGCGCCGTGGACACGGGCTTCAAGTCCGTGGCGCGGGAGCTTGAACTTCTCCCGACCCTGGGCGCCGACGCGCGGGCGCGACTGGCGGCCGACTACTCCACCAACATGAAGCTCTGGATCAAAAAGTTCTCGGCCGAGCAAATCGTGGCGCTCCGGGGGATCGTTGAGAAGAACGCCTTGACGGGCTACCGATTCGACGCCCTGATGGACGGGATCCAGAATCGGTATTCGGTGGGCCGGACGAAGGCGACCTTCCTTGCCAGGCAAGAGACGGCGTTGTTCATGTCCAAGTTCCGCCGGGAGCGATACGGCGAGGCCGGTGTGACAAGGTATACATGGTCTACCTCCCACGATGAGCGCGTCCGTGACCGACACAAACACCTGGACGGGAAAGTATTTTCCTACGCGGACCCGCCCATTGTGGACGCCGCCACGGGACGGCGCGGGAACCCCGGAGAGGACTTCAACTGCCGATGCGTTGACATCCCGGTCTTGTCATGAGTGGCGAACTCCTGATATGCTTGAAGTGATGAAGGACAACGACCGATGAAGTTCCCCGTTCCGAACGCCGGCGAATCTCGCGAGGTCTTCGTCGGACGCCTGATAAACGACGAGGGCATGAAGACCGCCTATCCCGTCGATGCTGACCGCCTTGCCGTCTGCCACGCCTTTTACACGCGCCCCGTGTCGTCCGTCGAAAACGCCGCCGACACCGAATCATGGCCGATGGTGTGCAAGTGCAAACACATCGAGCCGGGCCTGGTCAACTATTCCGATCTCGGGACGGTCCTGGTCACCAAGGAAACGCTGGACAAGATGGCCCCCTCATTCATCGGGAAGCCGGTCATCAACGAAATCCACAAACAAGTTGACCCCACCGTTTTCAAGAATGGCGTCGCCGACGGGATCGTCACCGACCACTGGTTCGAGCCATCCGACGGTTGGTATTGGGCGCGCTTCGTCGTTTGGGATGAAACCACCAAGCGGAACATCGCCAGCGAAGCCTACTCCGTGTCGTGCGCCTATGACGTGTTGGGCGTCAACGAAAAAGGAGGGCTTCACAACAACGTCCCCTTTGTTGGAGAATTTGTTGAAGGGGCCTACACGCATCTCGCGATTGTGCGAAACCCTCGGTACGAGGGGGCGCGGATCGTCATCCTCAACTCAAAAGCTCAAGGAGGCGGTATGAAATTCAAGTTCTGGAATCCCTTCAAGAAGGACGGAAAAGAAGTGAAGAACATCGGAGAGACGGACGCCGGGTCGCAGACCGTCCTGGTGGACGGCCAGCCCGTTCCCCTCCAAGTCCTCATCGACACTTTCAAGGCGGAAGAAGTGGAGAAGGCCAAAGCCGCCGAGCTTGCGGCGAAGGCCCCTCCCCCCGCCGCGCCCGCCGCCACTCCTCCCGCGCCCGAAGCGGCCGGGGCCATCTCCGAGGAAACCATGATCGAGATCGACGGGAAGGAAACGCCGATCAAGAATATGTGCGATTCCTACCGGAACGCCATGGCGAAAAAGGCCAAGAACGACGCCGACGAAGCGGCCAAGAAAAAGGCCGACGAGGACAAAGCCGCGGCCGAGGCCAAGAACGCCGAGGAAGAAAAGGCGAAGAAGGAAAAAGAGGACGCGGAGAAAAAGGTTGCCGAGAATTCCAAGGTGGACGCGGATTTGAAAGCCGCCGCCGCCCGCCGGGGCGCTCCGCAACAGCCCACCATTGTGAGCCGTCGTGAGCAGGTCGCCGAAGGCGCCCGCAAATACGGCTCGGCGCAGAAGTAACACGACGGACCAAAAGAAAAAAAGGAGAATCAAATGACCGACCTGAATCTAAACCAGTTCAGCCAGGTGCCCGTCAAAGGGCAACTGGACTTACAGATCAGCAAAAGCGGCGTGATTTCTGGCGTCGTGGATGCGAGCCAGGCGACGGCGCTCGTCGCCGGACAGCCCGTGAAGCTTTACGCCTCGAACACCGGCGCGGAAGTGAAGTTCGTCGCGGCGGCTGAAACCGACGTGGCCATCGGGCACGTGGTCTTGAACGTCAAGAAAGCCTCCCCCGAGGCTGGCGACGCCATCGAGGTCGCCGGAAACTTCGGTCCCGTGATGTGGCTGGAAGCGGGCGAGACGATCACCCCGGGCGAGCGCGTCGAGAACGATGACGCGGACGACACCATCCAGGCGGTTTCCGGCGGCAAATGCCGGGGCATCGCCATCGACTACGCGACGTCGGGAAACCTGACCCGCGTCATTCTTTGCACCCCCGTCACGGCCGCCTCCTAACCGACGGACCCCAAGAAAGGAGAATCCCATGTTCCGAAAACTGAAAGACATGATTGGCCGGGAGGTCCGTAACGACAACGGAAAACTCCCGTGGGTCGCCGGGATGGAGATCGTCAACTCCAACGGCGACCTGGACCCGGCGTCCCTCGGGTACCAGTACACCATCCAGACGACCAGCTTCATCCGGTCGAAGGTCATCGCGCAGAAGTTCTACAAGACCCCTCCCGCCGATTTCTTCTCGGTCATCCCCGGAACCGGGGCCTGGATGGAGAACATCAAGACGAACGCGACCTACGACGTCGCCGGCCCGTTCGAGCAGGGGATCATCGGGAACGCTTCCGGCCCCGCGCAGATCCCGACCGTTGACGTCGGGACCAGCCCGCTGTCCGCCAAGGTTCACACCTGGGCGAAGGGCTACGTCTACACCGTCCCCGAAGTCAAGAAGGCGTTGGCTTCCAGCAACTGGGACCCCGTGTCGAGCAAGATGGAGGCCCTGAAACGACAATGGGACCTCGGTATCCAGAAGATCGGGTTCCTGGGGCTCCTGGGTGACCTGACCCTCACCCCCGGCCTGTTGACGAACGCGGCCGTGTCCATCGACACCACCACCATCACGGAAAACATTTCCGCGATGAGCGCGGATGACTTCGCCACCTTCGTGGCGACCATCCTCGGGGTTTTCTCCGAAAACTCCAACTTCACGGCCATGCCGACGATGTTCGTCATCCCGCAGGACGACTTCCTCGGCCTCATCACGCCCGTGAGCGCGACCTTCCCGATGGTCAACAAGTTGACCTATCTCCTGGACGCCTTCAAAGCGGCCACGGGGAACAGCAACTTCCAGATCAAGCCCCTGGCGTATTGCCAGAAGGACTTCAACGCGGGCTACGTCGTGGACGCCAGCGGCCGGAACCGCTACGCCCTCTACAACAACGAAGTCGAGACGGTGGCGATGGACTTGCCCGTCGATTTCCAGTTGACGCCCGCCGGGACCAAGAACAACTACCAGTTCGAGGGCGTGGGCGCCGGGCAGTTCACGGGGTGCATCGTGTACCGGCCCCGCGAGTTCATGTACTTCGACCACACGTAACACGGGGGGATCATGGCGAAACCTGAAAAGAAGGACGGGCATAAAGAGCCCGTGAAGGACACCCCGGGCATGGTGTCCATCCACAACAAGGGGGTGCGGACGTTCATCACGTCGGCGGGGAAACTCTTACCCGGCAAGTCCCTGGCGGTTCCCGTGGAAGAAGCCGAAGGGCTTCTGGCCTATCCGGAGCTGTTGGAGACCGGGAAGGTCCCCAAGAAGGACTCCCGGACCATCGCCCAACTCAAGGCCGAGAACGAGAAATTGACGGCCGACCTTGAAGCGGCGAACGCGCTCCTGGCGGAAAAGAAAGAAGGCAACGGGAAATAATTCGTGACCCCGCCGCTTGCATCGGTGGCAGAGTTCAAGGCAAGGTTCGACCGGGATTTCGTGTTCGGGACTACGACCGACAAAATCCGCGACACGGACATCACCAACGCCTTGAACGAAGCCGCCCCGGTCTTCAACCTGGACCTTTGGGAAGACGAGACGGAAGGGAAGGTCGCTTTTCTTCAAGCGGCCGCCCATTGCCTCGTCCTCAACATGCAAGCGGCGGGGGGCCTGTCGGCCGTCAACATGGGGCGCGGGGTCCAGTCCCGCGGCGGGGGCGTCGTCCAGAACAAGAGCGTCGGGAGCGTGTCCGTCGGTTTTGCTCTCCCGGCCTTCGTCACCGAAAGCCCTATCCTCTCCCAGTTCATGCGGACCGACTACGGCCAGCGATATCTCCAGCTCCTGACCCCCCGACTTGTCGGGAACGTGGGGCTGGTCAAAGGGTCGAACGACACGGGGGTCGGCATTGAGGTCTGAAATGCACTTCGATATGACGGGCCTCAATCGGTTCGTCAAGGGCATCAG